ACTTGTTGCCAGTGAGATTATCTTTCTATGAAAATCAAAGATAGAAAATCAATCCTCAATCTCTATGTGTCAACAAAATTGATCAGCCTTCTTGATGCTTTCAGTGATAGGCACTCTATCAAAGTTTCAAAGCTGGCTGAAAAGCTGATGCTTGACGGTCTCAACAAAAGTGAGATTGATCAAGTCTTGTCTATCGATGATGATGATGCTATTGAGAAAATCACTACTAAAATCATTCGGGAGCTGGATCATGGCAAAGACTAAAGCAATCGCTAAAAATGATATGGTTGATTCTAAGGCCGGCAAAAATAGCACTGCACTGACAAAAAAGCCAGAAGAAGATAAGGCTGAAATCGCAAAGAGAAAGCGGATCATATCAACCGAGCAAGTACTTGATTTTATCTCTCAAGGCCTATCCCAAACTGACGCTTTATCTCTTGTTGGGATTGCATATAGCACTTGGAATGGATGGATGAAATCTGATCCGGATTTAGTGGCAGACATCAAACGAGCTGAAATCTCATTGAAGATCAAGCACCTTCAGAATATTCAGCGTCATTCTGAAAGCGATGTGCGTGCATCTCAATGGCTACTCGCTCGCAAGTTTCCATCAGAGTTTGGAGAGAAGTCAACGATTGATATGAATACAAAATCAGATGATAGCAAAGTAATCATCAATGTTATTCAGCAGGTGCAAAAAGAGAAGCATGCTCAAGTCATACAAGTAACGCACGAATTGCCAGAAGAAATTGACGATGAAGAAGACTGATATTGAGCTCAAACTTAATCCCTTGCAAATCGATCTGATCGACAAATTGATTTATTCCCATGATCCATTTATTGCCGTTAGAGCTGGCTGGGGTAGTGGCAAGACATCTGCTTTAGTATTCGCTCTATGGACCTGGTCAAGCATCCATCCAAACAAGTCATCTCTTTTGATCACCGACACAGCGCCACGCTATCGATCGGTCTTAGGTCCAGAAATTGAAAAGTGGCTTGTGCCTTATGGCTGGATATACCATCAGCAAGAAGGCAAATGGACGGCGCCAAATGGCCATGTCGTTTGGTGCAGATCATATTTCAGACCAGGCACAAGAGACGCAACGCACAATCCACTTGAAGGTCTTAACATAACTTCAGGCCTTGCGTTGATTGATGAATGTCAAACTCTATCTGAAGAAGTGGCTCAAAAGACTTTAGGCCGTCTCCGATCTGGTCCATCCCCCAAATTGGTTATGGTTGGCCTGCCAGTTTGGGGAGCTTGGTGGGTAGACTTTGCAGAGAAAGCCGGATGCTCGCCAATCTTCTATTCAAGCCATGTCAACAAAAACAATTTATCTGAGGCATGGTTTGAGGCAGTCAAGAACCTGCCGGAAGCTGAACGGCTGGCAATGGTGGAAAATCAGCCAAAGCCTCCTCAAGGTGTTGTCTTTAGTGAGTGGACACTAAGTCACATTATAGAAAATTGGCAGTATCAGCCTTCTATGAGCGCAAGAATTGTGGTTGACTTTGGCTTTAGAAAGCCTTCAGTCTTGATCTTGGCTCATGATCCGTCTCTAAATGCTGAAGTGATCTGCGCTGAAATCAATCCTCAAGAAATCACTTTGTCAGATCTTGCTAAAGAAATCTTGAAAATTGCTGCACCTAGAGAGCTGGCTAAGTACTACCCCAGCCGTATCTTGCTTGATGGTGCATCCGGTGATAAAGCTGGCTCAGCTAGATCAGATCGAACGGCCTTGTCTGCCTTCCATGAGCTGGCTAAGCCACCGGCGCAAGGTGGGATTGGTATGCCTTTTAGGTGGTCAACTGATCCAATACGAACCGACATCTTAAACGGTATTCAAAGAGTTAAAAGACTCATCCACCAAAGGCGGATTCTATGCGCCAAAGAAGTTTGGGATAAAGGTGGATCAGCTCAAGGCAACTCGTTCAGGAAGGCGATCTTATCCTATGCTTGGGATGGCAAAGAGATGCCAAAGAAAGACGGGAAGGAGGATCCACTCGACGCGCTCAGATACGATGTTATTAATTGGCTTTGGCGTGATAGTGAGATGCTGCCAGATAAGCCAATTCCATCCACTTCTTTGACGGTCAAAAAGAAGATCGATCTTGTGCAATCACACATCAAAGCGATGAGGAGCCACTAAATGCTAGAAGAAAACAAAATCCACCTTGGCGATTGCCTTGACCTTATGCCATCCATTCCCAGCAAATCGATTGATATGATCCTTTGCGATTTACCTTATGGGACAACCGAAAGCAAATGGGATTCTATCATTGACATGTCTAAACTTTGGCAAGAGTATGAACGAATTATCAAGGATAATGGGATTATTTGCTTGACTGCACAAGGCGTCTTTTGTGCCGATTTGATTTCATATAAAAGAAAATGGTTTAATCATGATTATGTATGGGTGAAGAATCAACACTCAAACTTTGCTTTAGCAGGGATACAACCTTTTAGAATATTTGAAAATATATGTATCTTTAAAAAACCCAATGGGGGTAAAAATACATTTAATTTTGATGATAGAATCAAGAGCATATCTACAAAAAAAAAGAATGCTTTTGCTAATGTAATGTATGGCAATGAAACAAGAAAACAAGCAAGACAGCATAAAGAATACATAAGCAAAGAGTATGAAAATTATCCTAGAAATGTTCTTTATTTTGACTGCGAACGAGGACAACATCCAACACAGAAGCCCGTTGCCTTATTTGAATATTTAATAAGAACCTACACAAACGAGGGCGAATTGATCCTAGATAATTGCTCAGGTTCAGGGACTACAGCCATTGCCTGCATGAATACCAATCGCCGTTTCATCTGCATTGAGAGAGATGAGACCTATCATCGCAAGTCAATTGAGAGACTGGCAAATCATGAGCCACTTTTGCACATGGAGGATAAATGATGACGGCAGAAGAACGAGCTTTGATGATCGAAGAAATGATCGAGCGGGGGGAGGTCTATGAAGGATACAAGGATCATGAAAAAGTACAAGCCACAAAAGAGAATAGACATCACTGCACCAAAGAGAAATTCATGAGCGTGTATTCTCCAGAAGTGAGCTGGAAGATCATGGCGCAAAAACTTGGGATGAGTGAATCCGCTTGCATCAACTTTGGCAAAAAGTATTTAGCTGATCAAGGTTATAAAAAACGTCTGATCTTCAGAAAAGTGCTTGATGAGCAAATTGTCATGGCGTTCAAAGGGTACCCAAATAAAAAATTGATATCCATTGCTAAAGAGTTAAACGTTCATCCTAGCTCGCTTATTCCTAGAGCTAGAAAGCTGGGATTGATGCCATGAGAAAAGAGATAACGCCAGATGAAAGAATTTTGATGATTGAAGACATGATCGAGCGGGGAGAAGTTTATAGCGGATATCGTGCAAACAAATATCCATCAAACCTGCAAAAGTCTCAAAAAACTCACGCTCATTATAAGCCTAGGACCGTTGTTGATTGCTCCAAAGAGAAATTCATGAGCGTCTATTCACCGCAAAAAAGTTGGGATACTATGGCTGAGCAACTGGGGATCAGCAGGCAAACTTGCATTCGATTGGCAGAAAAATTTGGGATTGATGCCGGTGCAAAAGAGAGGGGAGGCCGGAAAATTTCAGACGCTCAGATGATTGAGGCACTAAAGCAGTATCCAGAAAAAGGCTTAACAGCTATAGCCAAAGAGTTAAATATTTGCATGGGAACGCTCAGATATAGAGCAAAAAAGATGGGATTGTTATTTTGATTATGGAAGAGATAGATTGATCTTCTTGATCTTCTCTTCAACTCGATCCAGTCTATCAGACAGCTCATTGTCACCAATCAAGATTTTAGTTTGATCTTTGGCTTGAGCATCAATCTTGCTTTCTAAAACATTGATTTTCTTTTCAATCTCTTGTCTCTCAAAGTCACAAACTAGAGAATGATCCTTATCCTCTCTCTCTTTCTTTTGCATCTTCTGAAACATCAAAACAATTAAGATGATTAAAGCAAGTGGGGTATTGTCTTTAGTGATCTTCATGAGCTGCTGAAACTGATCAATTTCTGGCGGTAGCTCAATGAGTGATTGCGTTTGAGCTGGTGAAGGTGCATCAGCTTGAGCGATGAGCATTTGATCTTCTATCGGATATAAAAACATATCTTCTTCTTTCTGATAAATGAATTGGTCTGGTACCATCTTTATTTTACCGTCTTTTTTAAGTAGCTTTTCAATTCTTTTTTCTGAGTAGTGGATAACCACTTTTGAGCCTTCCAGAAACTCGCAATCTTCCAATTCATATACTTGACCTTTGAAAAAGATCTTGCCGGAAGTAGTGATAAAAAATTCATCATCAATCTTGCACATATTTTCACCTTGAGCGTGTTTATGAAATAGGTTGCTTTATGTTTCTAGGTGCAGTTTTTCTTGCTTTCTGCACCTAGTTTTTAAATTTTATTTGATATAATGGTATTTTGTGCAATAAGATAGAAGATAGTTGATTAAGGTGAACATAATGACAGCATTTCCATATATGACAATGACAAGATCCACTCAAGAGATGCCTTATCTATCTCAAGAGAGACCACATTTTCAATCTTATGGGATAAGTGGGACATCCATTCAAGGCGGGTATATCACAGGTAAGGAGCAAAATCCGGCTTTATCTGGCAGATCATGGACCAGAGAAGCGGAAGACATGCTGGCTACTGATCCTATTATTAGAAGATCATGGAATTTGGTTAAGCAGACTCTTTTGTCAGCAAAGTGGGAATTTAAGGCTGGCAAAGATGGCGATCAAACAAGTGAAGAGCTGGCAAGATTTGCCAATGAGGCCTTTGGCTTTAAAGGTTATCCCGGCATGATGGAATTGTCTTTTGAGGATCAACTCAACTACCTTTTAGAATTCATTCCTCATGGCTGGAGATACGCAGAAGAGATCTATTGTGTAGCCAAAGACTCAATTGGCAAAGAGAAAGTCTTTCTCAAGAGATACGCAGATAGAGAACCTTCTTCACATCAACAGTGGTTATCAGCCGACAAACAAAATTTAGACGGCGTCATTCAAATCATGGTTGGCGGTGTTACTCCTGAGCCAATTCCAGCATCAAAACTTTTGCTATTGACGCTCAATCGTACTGGCTCAAACTTTGAAGGGATAGGCCTTCTTCGGCCATGTTGGTGGTGGTGGAAAGAGAAACAGAGATCGGCCACGCTGATGGCTATCGGTCTTGAGAAGTGGGCTGTGCCTACTCCACTAGTGAAAGTTAATAGGCAGGCAATCGATCAGATGGGGATTTCAAGTGGTGATGTTGAGGCAATGATCAATGAAGCTCAAGCTCAAGCTCAAGCGTATGTAGTGCAGGAGCAAACCTATTTAGTTGAAAACAATGTCGTGTCTTTTGATACCTATGGAGGATCAACCGGTTTTGATGCTGGTGGTGCTTTGCAGGTTATTCAAGAATGTGATAATCAAATCTCCCAAGCTTTCATGGCGCAATTTATGAATTTAGGGATTTCAGACACTGGATCAAGATCAGTTGGTGAAGTGCATCTATCAGTCTTTAGACGTGCCTGCATCAACTTTCTTGACTTAGTAGCCAGTGCAATCAGTGGCCAAGATAGACGGGGAGGTGGCACAATCGGCCGTCTTATCCGCTGGAATTATGGCAACATTGAGGCAACAAAACTGCCTCGCTTAGTGCATACCGGTCTAGATGCTGATGCACTTGCAGACGCTTTGATCTCATTGCCTTCCTTGGTACAAGCTCAACTACTCACACCAGATGATGATCTTGAGCGTGCTATCAGACAAAAGATCGGCGCCGGTCAGTTGCCAATGGAGGCCACTAGAACGGCACAAGACCGAGCAGTTGCACAAAATCCAGCCTTGGCGATGGCTGAAAGATTGCGAGCTATAAGATGAATGAAAAACAAATCTCTTTGGCAAAACAGAGACTAATGAGCAGACGCGTTGGCGCTTATCTCAATGCTCCTAAAAAATATGAGGGAATTGATTTTACTCCACCTCAAGGGGTAAGAGATGCAGCGATCAGAGCACTAAAGAAACGATCTGAGCAACCACCTTCAAAGCGTGGTATGACGGCGGTGGGTATTGCTCGAGCAAGAGATTTATCAAATGGAGTCAGCCTATCACCAGAGACCATTAAAAGAATGGTGGCCTATTTCACAAGACACGAAGTTGACAAGCAAGGCTCAACTTGGGAAGAATATGGAAAAGGCCGGCAGGCTTGGGATGGTTGGGGCGGTGATGCTGGTTATACTTGGTCAAAGAAGATTTTAGCACAAATGGAGAGAGCTGATGAGAAAGAGAAAGCATTGTCAGAGACTTCCATGCAGGCCTCCAATCGTACTGACTTTAAGGCATTTAGAGAAAGAATCAGGTTGGGGGAAGTTGCTTTATATCCAGGATCAGACATTAAGGTGCTTTCTTTGGGTAAGGTCAACAGCCGGATCAACGGCGAGACTATTCAAGAAATTTCAATTGATATCTTGCAGGAAATGGTAAGAGTTTTTAAAGATAGAAAAGAGACTGATCCGGTCATCATTGACTGGAATCATCAATCATCTCCCTTTATGAATAACGGTCCTACTGCGCCGGCTCAATCCATGGCATACGGTGAGATTGCAGATGTGTATATCAAAGAAGATGCACTATTTGTGAAACCGTTATATACTCAAGCTGGTCTTGATCTAGTGAAGGCTAGTGAAGGCGTTTTATATCCATCACCTGAATTCTTAGTTGGTGAAGTCTTTGCAAGAGAAGGGGATCCGAAGCCGATTGGTTTTGCTCAACTTCAAGCAGTGACTTTGACCGCTAGACCAGCACAATCTAAAAATAAAATCAGTCGTGTTTTACTCATGGAGAACATAATGAATCCAGACGAATTAAAAGCTATGACAGTTGATCAGCTGGCCACTTTGGTGCTAGAAAAAGATCAACTCGTCAAGCAACTAGAAGCTCAGTTGGAAGGCGTCAAGTCTGAAAATGATGAGCTCACCAAAGACGAATCAGAAGGCGAGGTCAAAATTTCACTTGAAGGCGAATATGCCAAAAAAGATGAAAAAAAGATGATGGCTGAAGAAGATAAAAAGATGATGGAAGATGAAAAGAAAATGTCTGAAGCCACCGCTTTATCTGAAAAGGCACAAGCCA